ATACCCTAAAAAAGATAGGTAATCCCGGTTCGGTTATTCCTAAAATTTTGTATCTATCTTGTACTAACCTTAGTGAATCTTCTTCGTTTACTATCATTACTCTTGCTTGTACCGTTCCGAATTTCCCCAGTACGGGCGTAGCGGTAACAATGTGGTAACTGAATAGGAACAAAAACCAAGATTTCCAATTATTCGGCGGGGCGGTAATCATGTTTACTGTGCCTTGCTCAAAGAAAGGGTCTACACAAAATCGTAAAGGAGGAAATTCAGTTTTTATAAGTTCGTCAAAAGAAACGGATGGTGGAAAACTTTTTTGTTGTTTTTCAGACACTTCTTTGGCCGCTAATTTAAAGTCGCCATTACAGTTTAATTTTGTATATACATGGAATTTAGTATAGCCTCTATTGGCTTGAAATTCTTTTGTGGCGCTAGAAAAGACATAAAATAAAGGTCTGCCATTGTGGTCTGTAGTAGCGGATATGCCATCTTTTTTATCTTTCCCCGGTCTTACCCAACTATTTTTGTAAGACTCTACCCAACCATGAGGTTCTAGTATTTCTTTCCATGAAGCGGTGTTATTGAATTTATCTCCCGGTCTATCGCCGACTGATGTAGATTGATATTCAAATTCAGTAGTCGGCTCTTCTTGTATTTCATTAAATATTCTAGCTATATCGCATAATTCTTCCCACATATTGTCGGTTATTAAGTTGACTTCTCTTAAATCACCGGAAAGGGTTACATAACCCTCAGAGGGAGGCATAAGAATGTAGTTGCCTTCGCCCCTTGTTTCGATAAGAGTTTGGCTTAACATTTCTGAATCTGTATCTTTACTTAATTTACTATTTTTAGTGAGCCTAAAACCATTTGCCAATTCAGTGCTATTTTGAGTTGTTTCGGTACGGAAGATAAGATGGGTACCGTTGTTTCTGGTTTTATTTTTAACACTTTTGTTTATAGCTTCTTGCTGTTCGGTTGAACATTTATCATAGAAGCGTTGGAAAATTCCCGGTTCCCATTTTTCGTCAAAATCTAAAACAGCGAGGTTGCCTGACACTTTCCCAGAGAATAACCCCCAAGATTTCGTACCACGCTTTATCCATTCGTCTATTTGTTTTGTTGTGGCTGGTTTTTCTATGAAAGGAGTAGTTTTTCCTAGCCATTCGGCCGGTATTTTAGAGCCTTCCGCTATAGGAATGATAGACATTCCCTGTTCTACGAAAGTTTTCATAAAAATTACAACCAAAAAGGGTTAGATAACTGGTCAAGGCTTACTACGGCCTTAAAATTATCTAACCCTTGTTGGCAATAAATTAAATTGTTCGTAGTAATTCTGACCATAAGAAAAGTATACCATATTACTTTTGTTGTCGATATTTTTACATAGTTCAACAATAGTAAAATAATCTAGTCAAACAGTGTTTTTGTCAAGTTCTATATTATTAGCCGTACTTCTGCTTACCTAACGGGTTTTTTAGCTTTTTTTTAACATATGGCTCAACATAGCCATATATTCTGCTTACCAAATACCACTATATATACATATACTTTGGTAAGCAGAACTTAAAAAAATTTCTTTTTTAAAAGTGAACATTGAAGTCAAGCTTACCAGCCTTAAATAGCGGCTGGTAAGCGTTCCTCACAATTCAGTGCAAAGTAAGAGCTTCTGCCCTCTTTTCTCGTGTTTTGGTATTTGGTAAGCAGAATATATGGCTAACTGTCGTTGGGGGTGGTTGCAGGTATTTAAATAATGTGTTATTATCATAAATTGCACACTTGCACACACGATAAAGATATGATAAACTTGGACAATTATGGAACTCAAACGACATGGAGGTTGGTCGGATAGGCTTACCAAGGAGGAGGTGAGCGCGAGGATGAGCGCGAGGCGGAAGATCGGGTGGTCTAAAGTGGACCCGGAGGAGAGGAGTCGGAGAATGAGCGCGGTGAGGAGGAAAGGAATGGAAAATAAAAACAGCAACCTGTGACGGTCGCTGTTTTTTCGTTCTATAATCCGTTAGCTACATCCCATGATCCTATTAAGCCGAGAGCTAGGAAGCAAAGGAGGGTGATGATAAAGGCGCCGAGTTTTTGTTTGTTTGTCATATTGTCTATCATAATCTTTCGTATGTCATAATGCAAGGGTGCTTGGTAGTTACACAACTGCGTCTATTTTTTGGCAAGTGTTGTGGTATTTTTAGAGTAAGTGTGGTATCATGTGGTTAATACAAAGCCCTAGAGTACAAGGTTTTGGCAGGTTGAATAAACAACCACCGAGAGTAAAAAAGTTAGGTTTGCCTTGTACTGGGGAATAATATCTACATTGTAAATAGGAATAAGTCAAGTTAATAACTTACAAAAAATGGCTCGCCCTAAAGGAAGTACAACACGACCGCAATTTTATACTTACACTACTGAAATAGAGCGTAAGGAATTTGCTAAATGGGTTAAAAAAAATTATAAAACTGACTCGAATCTCGCAAAATGGTACGGAGACCAGATGTTCGGAAAAGCTGTGCAACCGATTGGAAATGATGGGGATAAAGCATTTAAAATTGAAGCAAATGCAATCAAATTTATCTAAACGATGTGCTTCTTGGGAATACGCTCCCAATGTCTTTATTTCATGCCGAAAGTAGAACAAAAAGTTTTATCTCATTTTAAGCCTCTTTTCCAAGGAGAGGCAAGATATATTATTGCTATGGGCGGTAGAGGAAACGGTCGTTCCACAGCGGGTTCACAGTATGTTCTTGCTCGGTTGATTGATCAGTCATCTTTTACCCGAGCGGCAATAATGAGAGCTGTCGGTTCTGATATACGTTCATCTTGTTGGAGAGAAATTATGGACAGAATTTCAGAACAAAACATCGCTTCAGTTTTGAGGGTTACCGATAATGAAATGATAGTTGAATACGGCCAAAATAGTATAAAAGGACATGGTTTCCGCGCTTCGAGTGGTTCACTTACTGCTCGTCTAAAATCATTGGCAAATTTTAATCTTGTTTGGATTGATGAAGCAGAAGAAATTGGCGAGGAAGAATTTAGAACACTAGACGACACGCTCCGTACAGTTAGAGGTAGAATTCGTATTGTCATTACACTTAACACACCACCAAAAAATCATTGGATATTAAGAAAATGGTTTGACATGTTGCCTAGCGGTGTTAATGGTTTTTATATACCAAAGTTAAAGGTAGATGTTAAGGATGTTTTATTCATTGGTGGAAATTATAAAGAGAACGAACCAAATCTTGATGTTCATACCGTACAGCGTTATGAATCCTATCAATTTAGTAATCCCGCTTATTTTTATCAAGTCATTCAAGGACTATCGCCGGAAGAAGTTAGAGGAAAAATTTTCTCTGGTTGGCAACAGGTCGATGTTATACCAGAGGGAGCAAGGTTGGTTAAGTTTGGACTTGACTGGGGTTGGTATCCGGATCCTGTTTCGGTAGTGGCTGTATATTACTGGAATGGTTGTTACATTATTGATGAAGTAGTACACGGTACGAACATTGAAGATGAAGCTGTTGCGAACGCCATAAAAGGCGTTAGAGATTGGCAGATTACTTCTGTCATTTGTGGAGCTGATGAACCGAAAAGTATTGAGATGTTGCAAAAGTTTAAGATACGAGCCGAGAAAACAGATAATCGCGCGGGTAGTGTGAATTACAGAATTAAAATTACTTCCGCGAAGAAGATTTTAGTAACTAAAAGAAGCAAAAATGTTTGGGAAAGTTATGAAAATTATCGTTGGGCTGAAGATAAGGACGGCAATCCTAAAGGCGAGCCTGACCATAATTTATCGGATGCTTGTGACGCTAGTAGTTACGCCCTAGCCTCAATCAATCCTATGCAGAATTACATAATGCCGTTAATTACAACGAAGCCTGTAGAACGCAAGAACCCTGCTCGCTAGTATTTTTATTTTTTAGTGGTATAATCTTAAACATGCCAAGAGGACGACCTAAATTACCTCGTGATGAGCAAGGAAATATCATCAGACAAAAGCCTGATAGTGTTTCCGCGCCTACTGCTACAATTGTTGAACAAGCAAAAGATTTTGACAAGATCGCTGAAGACGCGAAACAAGAACCGAATTACAAATTCCACCTTGACCTATGCGGACAGATTTTTGAAGGTACTGGCTCAACATCACTTGAAGCATTACAAGCTGTTCCGGTGCCACTTAAAATTACCACGAAAGGCACACTCACAATTACGCATGGAGATAAATCTAAAACTCTTATTCTCCTAATTCCTAAAATCAAAAGGTTGTTTTATCCTAATTTCCAGAGTGTGATTATTAAGCACTTAGTTTATGGATTATAAAGTAACATATAAACAAAAGCAGTTTTTAACTGAATATAAACAGCTTTGTCTTAAGTATGGAATACAAATTTTAGGTTTTGATGATGGGGCGTTTCTTTTTCAATTAGATAAAGAAGAAATGGAAATTGGTACACTAACTTGGGATAAAAAAAGATGTAATGATTTTAGATTTGCTGACAAACATTCATTTAATGATGACACACAAAAAAGATTAACTTTTTTTTAATGCCTCCTTATTTTTCAATAATAAAAGAGACTCCGAGTAAAGATTTTATTGTTGTTTCCATTGACACAAGTAAAGCAACTTATCAAGGCAGGCCGTGGCGAACGCTAGGGGATTGGGGAAAGTTAAAATTTGAGAATCTTTTTGTTCTTTCTCGTTCAAAAGAAAGATTGAAAATAATTTATGTATAATCGTATATGTTTAAATGTCTCAACAACCGCGTTCTAATCAAACCGATAGAAAAATCCGACAAAACTGCAGGCGGTATTTATGTTGTTGAAACTATAAAAGAAAAGCCTGTAATTGGTATCGTAATTGTAGGAAATAAAGATGTTAAAGAGGATGATAAAGTTCTCTTTTCAAAGTTTGGGTATGATGAAGTAATGATTGAAAATGAGTTGTATTATGTATGTAGTGATTTTAACTTACTCGGTATTTTTGAAAAATAATGAATAACGATAATACTATCTTTGAGTTTATTACGAGACAAGAGTCGGCTTATAAAAAACCTATTCCGATTAACAATGGTTGGAATTGGTGCATGCCGGAACACATTTTGACGACCGATTTGTATCTTAACAGTCAATCTCACAATAAAACCGATTGGACTCCTATAACCAATATCACCCGTCCTATTCTAAACCTACAACATAGAACGGAGGATGTTGAATTAAAAGATGTTCAGATTTATGTTGATGATTCTGATAAATACCACCTTTCATTTCTTGTAAAGAAATATCACGATGATGTGTTCGTGGTTGAAAATAATTTGGATACTTTCTTTGATGAGTTAAATGTTTCTCGGATCGATTATGGCGGTGGGCTGTCAAAACAAAAAAAGGGTTTTCGTGAGGTGGTGCCATTGCAGTCAATCGCTTTTTGCGACCAGACTGATATGCTTTCGGGGCCGATAGGATTGAAACATTTTTTTTCACCCGACCAATTGCTAGATATGGCAGATAAGGGTTGGGGTGATACTTCAAAAGGCGCGACTATTTCACTTGAATCGTTAATTGAACTTTCACGCGAGGAAAAGAAAAATGATAATAATGTTACCAGTATGCCCGGGCGCTATATTGAAATCTATGAAGTTCATGGCAACTTACCAAAGAAGTTTACTGACAATGATGACACTTCAGGTAAATATGAAACTCGCATGTTTATATGCGCTTTCTATCAGAAAAAAGACAGTATGGAACAGACAGGTGTTATTCTTTATACTGCGCCAGAAATTAAGAGTCCATTTAAGTTAATTAAGCGCGACCCCGTATATGGCAGAGCATTAGGTTTTGGTGGAGGTGAAGAATTATTTGAAGACCAAGTTTGGACTAATTATGACGATATTCGGAGCCAAGATATGCTGGACGCGGCCGCCAAGACCATAATGATTACTCAAGATGCTACCCTTGTGGCGAAACATCCAACGGGGATGAAAGGGTTGGAAAATATGGAATTTCTTGAAGAAGCTCCTAACGCGAATACCCGCCAACTCGATACCTTCCCTCGCAATATAAGGTTGTTTGAGGAATCTAAATTAAGGCGAGTGGAACATGCCAAATGGATAGGCGCTTCGGAAGACCCCTTGACCGGTAAAGAGCCTGCTTCAGGAACACCATTTGCTTCACTCCAAGCTCAAATTCAGCAAGGTATGGGTTTACATGATTATCGGAGAGGGCAATTCGCAAAACATATTGAAGAACTTTATACCTGTGAAGATGGTTTTTTGGAAAGTATGGTTAAGGAAATATGTAATGGTAGAAAATGGCTTTCAACTTTAAGTGTTAAAGAATTGAATTTTGTTTCCGAAAGAATTGTGGAAAATGAGAGTAGGAAAATGATTATTGATACAGTTCTTCGCGGTGAAACAATAACACCTGAAATGGTACAAGCGCATAAGGATATGGTAATGCAAGAGTTCAAAAAGAAAGGTGAGAAACATTTTATAGAAGTTTTAAAGGGCGAGTTTAAGAATGTAAAACTATCGGTCAAGGTTTCTGTAGCTGGTAAAAGTAAAAATCTTGGAGCTTCGGTTGATAAAATAAATAATCTCGTCAGGTTCGTTATCTCCACTTTCAATCCGCAAACTAATTCTTTCACGGCATTGGATGATCCTCGTATTGCTGGTTTAGTGAATGAAGCACTTGAGCTTTCGGGAATGAGTCAAATTGATATGACACAGAAAATTCCACAGTTAGCTCAACTTTCCCCTATGCAACCTGCTCAAATGCAAACTCAACAGCCAGAGATGGCGTAAAAAATGAACAATGAATTGCTAAAAGTAGTTGCCGATAATCAAGCACTTTTCGAAACACTAAAAAAGTTTCTTGAAGACCAGTTTGCCCTTGATGATTTTAGTACAAATTACACTAATGAGTTATTGGGACAACAAGTAAGAGCTTGCTTAGTTGCTAAAGAAGGTATTAGAAATGCTTTTACACAAATATCCAAATACAAAACAATTCCCGAAAGACCGGAGGTAAAAAACCCCGCCAGATAGCTTGCAAGTGAAAAATGTGGTAAAATAAAGGACGTTGAAAAATAAACAGTAGGCACTACAAAACTTGGGAGGGTGAATTCGCTTCCGAAGTGTGTAGTGCCACTTCGGAAGTAAACTGACTCTCTCAAGGGTCGGTTTTTATTTAATAAAAAAAAAATATAATGATAAAAATTATAGGAGGGATTTTGACCAGTATGGTGTTAATTTTGAGTTCAATGCTAGCCGTAGTTACTCAAGAAAAAGCAAGTTCTACTTTCGGAAGTGTGACTGTCGGCAATGAGTATTTTTCCACAACAACGTCGGCGGCTTCAGTATTGCCGATTATAAACAATCTGACTGGAAATACTGCTCCACGGCAAGGCACTTTTGGGTCAATTATCTTAACTGGTTCAGTTGCCGGCGGAAACATTGATTTCTTTGACGCTACAACGACAAATGTGAATTTGAGGACAGGACAAAACGCCACATCAACGCTTATTTTGGCTTCGATTCCAACAGGTGCGCCGGCGGGGACTTACACATATGATTCAATCTATAAACATGGAATTTTAATGGTAACAAGTGGAGTTAATAACTCTACTACGACGGTAACTTGGAGATAATTATTATTAGTTAAGACATAAAAAAATGTCATTAAGTAAATTTCGCAGATCCTCTTTGTCGGATAAACTCGACAAACAGGAACAAGCGGTGATAGTGCAGGAGGTGGAAGAGCGGGAGGTGGAAGCAGAAGAAAAAAAGGTCGTAGAAAAAGTTAAAAAATTAAAGAAATAAAATGAATAGTAAAAATATATCGATTGGAGTAGGGGTGATTTTGGCGGTGGTGTTCGGTGTGGCGTTTCTTAAACAAACAACGGTACTAAATCAAGTAACGGTGGATGTGCCTAAACAAAGTTTTGGGGCAATACCTGGAAATTCTATTGACGGAAATCAATTTTGCGTAGGAGGTGTTTGTAAAGATTATTATAGACAGACAATGAGTAATGCGTCCTCAACCATGTGTGCCATTAAAACTCCTTCGGCAACTACGACGCTTAACAGATTTGTCGCTAATATCACCACATCAACTTCAACGGAAGTCTTGGGAGTTTTGGCAACTAGCACAAGGGCAAATATACCTAAAAATGCTTTTAGCGCCATTGCTTCAACTTCTCAAATAACTAATGCGGTATTGGCGGCTAATAGAACAGACGCATTTGTTTACGTTCCCAGTTCTTTTATGACCAACGGTGAGAGCTTGGGAACATTAGGGAATTACGGTACCGCTTCAAGTTCATCTGGAAGTCTTATCGCTCCTAATACTTATCTTATTTTTGACGCTCAAGGTGGAGGTATTACGGCAGCGGGTAGAGGAAATGTTTTTGGAGGCGGATGTATAGTTGAACTTACTGAAATATAATAAATATATGTCGCCATTAGGAAAAAATGTTAGTAAGAATATGCAAGAACTTTACGTTGATAATATGAAATCAGGTAAGGAACGGGGTATGAATGGAAAACCCAGAAGTCACGAACAGATGGTTGCGATAGCTATGAATGCCGCTGGTAAAAGTAATCATCAAAAAATGATGGACGGCGTTCATGGCAGAGGTAAGTAGGTTTTCAGTTCTTTATAAAAATTGTTCAGAGAAGCACAACTCTTAAATTAGCAATAAATGTGTTAATAATCACTTAAAATTATGTCAAATGAAAATGGGAACACCGACCCTCAAAATGGTGAAAATCTTAATAAGTTACTTGATATAAAAGTTGAGGAGCTTGATGAGACTGCTCTCCGAGAAAAATTGACCGAGATTATTCCTAAATATAAGGAAACTCATCAGTCAAATAAGCAACTTTTTGAGAGAGCTAAGACGGCTGAAGGTGGCTTGAAGGAGTTAAAGGCAAAATTGGCGGGTTTAGAAAACCCTCCAGTAGTGTCTAAACCCAACGTCGACCCTAAAGCTGGAACAGGCGAATTAGATGAAACAGCTCTTGATTATCTTGACCTTAAAGGTGTTAGTGAAGCGGAAGACATAAAAATCATAGAAGATATTGTCAAAAAAACAGGTATGACTGTAAGGCAAGCTCTCAAAGATGATTATGTCCAGACTAAATTGACAGCTAATAAGGTAAAAAGAGAAGTCGAAGACGCTACGCCAAGCGCGGGCAAACGAGGCGGAGGTTCACAGGCAACTGATATTGCCTCCGCAGTAGAGAAGTTTGAGCGAACGGGGGTATTGCCTGATGACTTTGAGCTAAAATCAAAAGTTATCAACGCGGCAGTTGCTAAATCAAGCACAAACAAACCTTCGTGGCACTAATTCAACTGATTAACAGTTAATCAGTAAATAATTTGGCAAATACAATTGTTTTGCAGGAAATCTGGGCCAACAAATTAGCCCAACGACTGGACAAGCCTACAAATTGGAAAGAGACATGTGATGTGATTTATTCTGACTCACAGACTTATGTTCTTCCCTACATCTCAACTGGCGGTGAGCCTGCGGTTTCCGCAACTTATCTTACCAGTGAAGCTGATCGTTCAACTCTTTCAAAGGTTGTAACTTTGATTGATGTAACGATGTCGACTGAAACCTTGCAAATTCTCACTACTAACTACGATGCGGTGTATGTTGATTATGCTTCTCAAGCACAGTCAAACTACGCTAAAATCGCAGATTTGGGTACTTTGCTGGGCAAGAAAATTGATGAAAGAATTGAGTCTATCGTTGGCGCCAATTATGCCGCGTGGACTGATTTCGGAGATACGGGTGCCGGAGTTCTTGGACTTGCTTCTACTCAAATTGCAGTTTCAGGAAATAATGTTGACGATGTGGTCCGTGGAGTTATCGAACAGATTTATACCGCTAATGGATTTGACCTCTATCGAGAAAACGGTGGGTTCATTTCATGGACACCGGCATTTTGGACTTTTATGGTTCAATTCATGCAGGCGAACGGTTTTAATCTTTCAGATGCTTCATTGAAAAGTGGCGGAACTATCGGGATAGACTATCTCGGACTCTTCCACTATGTAACCACTCTGAACACCGCTAACCACATGTTTGCGGGCGTACGAAAGACTCAGAAACTCGGATTGCTCCGAAGCACTTTTGGGAAAATCTATACGACAGAAACACCTTCTAGTTCAACGGCAGGATTCCTTTCTGGTACGGCAATTCACTCACGACTTGATTATGGTTTGAAGGTTCAGACCAATGTTAAGCCGGTCATCTTTGATGTGAACACGACAGTTTAATCTTTCATCTCTGCTTTTCAAACTTGTGATTTGGAAAGCAGAACATGGTAGATTATAAAAACATTAAAGTAGTTTTGGCTGTCCCCTGTCAAGACACGATAAAAGCGAAAACCGCATTTTGTCTAGTTCATAATGTAAAAGATGTACCATTTGAGATTGATTTCGTACTTCGTATGGGTTGCGACATTATCGGCTCAAGAGTGTGGCTTGTCCGTAATGCTTTGAAATATAAAGCGACACATATTCTTTTTGTAGACCATGACATGTATTTTCCCCCTGACGCTTTGAAAAGATTGGTTGACGCAGATAAAGACATTGTAGGTGGACAGTATAATTTTAGGCAACTACCGCTTCGCTCAACCGCTATTCCAGTTGGCACAGAACCAAAAGACGGGGAATACCGAGTTGATCCCGCTACTCTACCGAAAGAACCTTTTAAGTGTATAACTCTTGGTACGGGACTGCTTCTGATAAAGATGTCAGTGTTTGAAAAGATACCAGAACCATGGTTTCAATTTGGTCGTTCCGCTATTGGCGAACTTGTTCAAGGCGAAGACACATTTTTTTGCGTACAGGCTAGAAAAGCGGGTTTTGATGTGTGGGCTATGAATGTGGGTGTAAAACACTGTGGGGAATTTTTGTACTGACATAATATATATGCAATTCTACGATTCAACTAAAGCTACAAACGCTATCTGTCAAGAAATTGACCGTCTTTGCGATAGTAATGATACTTCATATCCTCGTCTTGATAAAACAGCAAGAGTTAATACTGCATTAGAACAAGTTACAGGTTGGCTTATCAATGCCGATGGCACATGGCAGTTCGATGACGCTAATTTTACAACTTCTCCTGTCGGCACTGGAACCTTAGTAAGTGGACAACATAAATATACTTTTTCCGACAAGTTCTTACAGATAGAGGAAGTAGATATTTTAGATTTGAATGGTTATTTTAGACGAATTAAACCTTTTGACGCTTCGGAAATGGGTATGTCTTGGGAAGAACATTTTGGTATTACATCGAGTGCTGGAGTAGATACCGCACAATCAGGTTTCCCGCAATACTATGACAAGCAATCAAATGTCTTAAAGTTTGATTTAGCTCCTACAGCAGATTATGTAACCTTAACAAGTGGATTAAGAGTGAGATTTAAGAGAACCGCTTCACTTTTTACGGCAGTTTCCACTACTGCAGTAGATGCCACTGTTCCCGGGTTTGATTCCAGTTATCATGTCATTTTGGCTTACATGGCGGCAATTCCGTACTGTATGAGTTATAAAAAGGACAGAGTGACGTTGTACACACAGATTGTCGGAGATACTGAACCCGCATCAGGAATGAAAAAGGGTCTTCTTGCCTCTTATGGTCGCAAAGAGAAAGATGTTAGAAAAGTCGCTACTATGGCATTTAAGCCTTTTAGATAAACAAAATGTCAATCGTCATAAATCAAGAAACAAAACTTAACTCCATAGCTTTAACTCTAGAAAGCAAAAGTCGCGGAGAAACTTGGGCTGATATGACAACGCAATGGGGGCAAAACGACGGAACATGGGGAGTACCCGGAGTAACTTTAATCAAAGAAACTAAACTCAATACAACCTCTTTAATTTTAGAAACTAAATTATGATTCAATTTTTAGCAACAATTATAATTTCAACTATAGTGGCGGCATTAACAATTGTTAATGTACCAATGCGATATTTTAGTTCTCCAAGTCAATCTAAACTTGGTTCAACCGTAACTACTATTAATTCAACTGATGTTATTTCTAATTTTCCGACTGTTTATAACGCCAATCTTAATGCATTAAATTCTGACAAACTCGAATCAGGTAATTCTGCTTCTCTCCTCACCATTTCTTCATCCACTATCGGTTTTTTACGGGTAGGTTATATTACCGCCACCTCAACGGATACTTCTACTTTTGGCGGAGCATTGACAGTTTCCGGTACAGGTACTTCCACTTATACCGGAGGTCTTTCTATGACGGGACTTTCTCTCACAAAAGGCCTCAATATCGCCGCAGGTTTTGGAGCTTTGACTTCTCTTTCTACAGCGACTTCAAGTTTAGCTAACGGTCTTTCTATCACTAAAGGTTGTTTTGAATTACCAAGTGGAAGTTGCCTTCTGGCTTTTGATTCTAGTGCTACCTATATATTTTCAACCGCTGCCACTACAACTTTTACTGCCACTACTTCTGCCGCTTACGGTAATTTCACCAATGGTATTACAGGTTTAGTAACACGGCTACTTTCTACTAGTACATCAGGAAATTCTTTTGCTACAGCTTCAACAACTATATCTAGTTTCTATATACCTCCGAATGTACTTTATGCTAATAATACACCTGGGGTGATTGATATTGAGATTCCTATTACTAACATATCTCTTGAACAACCAGGTACTTTCTATTTAGAATTTAAGCAGGGGTCAAATATTCTTCGCACTATAGATACTTTTCCTATTTTTGCCGGACAGGCTAGTAATCCACCCATTCTTACTGGGAATGTAAAGTGGAGTATTTATGGTAATGGAGCTACTAATGCGCAATTTAATAACATTTCTTTTGCAGTAGCTTCTTCATCAGCTACGGGCGCATCTTTTGGAACTCCTATACTTATTGCTACGACTTCAGCTTTTCTTTCTACTTATGATTCTACCAACGCTCAATACATGACTGTTACAATAAGGACAACTGGAGGTGGAGGTGCGACAGGAGCTAACCGAGCAATTTTGTATAGATAATATGGGACGCATTTACGAAACAAAAATAACTGATTTTAGCGGAGGTATGACTACGGTTCTTCGTGGTGGCAATGCTAATGAAGCTCGATTGATAAAACATTTTGACCACTATACAAAGAAGAATGCGTTAATTCCTTATTACAATACCGAAAGCGCGGAGGGGGGTATAACTCAATCAAATACTAAAATACAGAATTTCTTACTTCATGGAATCAAAATTTACGGTCTTGGCGTTCAAACCGGTACTGATTTGGCGGTCATTTATGAACATTCAAGTCCAAATGTCGGCCCCACAATTTGGGCGGCTTCAACTGGTACGCAACCGACTGCGCAGAATACCACGACATTTATGTTTGATTTATTTAAAAAATATAAATTCAGTGCTAAAACTACTATCTATTACGGAAACGCGCAGGGTATGGGTTCTTATAACATAGAAGATACCATTTATAATGAAACTGCGAATGCTATTTCAGGGGTCACTTCATTTGCGTCAGCCATAGAGCATTCTAAAGATGGTATTTTCTATTTTGGTTATACTACCGCAACGGCATGTTTTATTGGTAGAAAAAACGGCGCTTCCGCTTTTGAGAATACTGTACTTACAATTCCTACAACAAATTATAAATTAGTATCTATTTGCGAATACGGAAATTATATTGCTATTGCGCTTCAACCTCTACGGGCGGGACTTAATTCTATAGTTCTTTTGTGGGACAGGGATTCTTCAGTTGCCACTCTTTCTGAAGCTATTGATTGGGGGAATAACATACTTTACACCATAGACAACATTGACGGCTATTTAATCGGTGTATCTTTGCAACCTACTACTATAGGAGGAATTTCAGTTTTTATAAATACAAAACTTGTATTCAAAAAATATGGAGGTGGCGGTGCTGTGCAATTTAAGGAGATTTCTTTGGGTTCTGCTTCTACAATTAAAGGAGGACAGAAGTTTAATAATCGTTTGTATTTCGCTTTTTCAGGAACCTCAAGAATTGATAAGGAAAATAATGGAACTACTAATGATTGGTCGGGTATTTGGTCTGTGGGCAGAAGTGGTGAGAACGAATCTTTTTCAGTGAATTTTGACCATGCGGTCGATAACAGTTCCCTTGTGAATTTCAATGATGGGTCTAATGATAGAGGAAACTTTTTAATCATAGGGGATTACATTTATACCTCTTATCTTGTTAACACAACATACACCCTTTCAAAAACAGGATATGCCGGTAGTTTTCATTATTCCGCCCTTTCCACTTATGAATCCAAATATTTAGCCACTGTTGACTCTTCTATCACTAAAAAGTTAATTGGTGTTACACTTACTTTTGAAAAAATCCCTACAAGTGGCGAGATATCGCTTTATTACAGAATAGACGGAGCAACCGCTTG